CCGCGTAGACTTGTAAACTCCCCGAGGCCCCGCCGTCTTGGGACCCGGCTGGCTCTGAGTCGTCCCTTCTGCTGTCGCCCTCTGACCCCCCTCCGGTGTGTAGGAGGTCTGGGTGCCGGTGCCACCACCACCAGTCTCGTCAGGCTGGAACCGGACAAGTCCCTTCTGTTGAGCCTTCTCGATCTCCGCCCTGGTTTGCGCCGTCGTCATCCCCATGTTCTGGAGCTTCTCGTACATCTCGTCGACGTTGCCGCCGAAGATGCCGCCCTTGACGTAGCGGAGGTACTGCTTCACGAGGACCTCGTTGGCAGGATCACGAATCGCCGTGGTCCAGTTGCCACCGAAGTTGTCCTCGACGATAGCGGAGAGTGTCCTGAGAGCCGATTCTGCCCGGAGCCGTTTCCTCTCCTTGGCTTGCTGCAGGGCAATCAGAGTGTTCTGGATACTCGACTCCCGACGAGGCATCATCTGTCCACCGGAAACAGCCACCTTCTACCTCCTATCCACCGAGACTAGCGAGAGCCGCGATGATATCCACGATCGACATATCCTTGAGACCTGTGGAGCCAGGATCAATCGGGGGAGCAACCCACTCGGGACTGGACAGCCCACCTGCAGCCCCGAGGGCACTTCCGAACAGGCTCGCATACAGACCCTGCTGCCCCAACCCAAGCTGACCAAGACCGGAACCTAGGGCACCGAACTGACCACCCAAACCACCGAGAGCCCCGAATCCCTCAAGCCCAAGGCCCAGCCCACTGAGGAGCGAGTTGGTCTTGAACTGCTGATTCTGAGCCGTCAGAGGCATGGCCGTCCCGAGCAGGGTGTTGTAGATCCCAAGCTGCGTGTTCCCCAACTGGAGGGCTGCATCCCGCCCTGCCCTGGCCGCAGCGTTCATGCCCGCATCGATGTTGGCACTCGAGTACCCAGCCCCCAGCCCCGAGAACTCGGAGGAGGAAACTCCGATGGCCGCCCTGACCATGTCCTCAGTCTGCTTCTTGAGCAGCTCGTCCATCCCACCCGTAGACCCCATCGCAAGCCCCTGCAGCTGAGGAGCGAGCGCCATGAACTGGGAGAACGACGCATTCGGGTCGTACGACTGTGACGCCGCCAGGATCTGGGGTAGCAAACCCTGAATCCCCGCCCCCGCAGCCCCTAGGTAGTTTGCTCCTGTCCCAAACAGACCTGCCCCCTGAGTAGTCCAGGGACTCGTTGTCGTGGCAGCACCGTACAGATCCCGGAGCCAGCCACCCCGCCCACCCGTGCCGAACAAGAGACTGGAGAAATCGCTCGTGTAGGGGTTCACGTTCTTGAACAGTGCAGCGTACGTCTCGGGGTCCATCACCGTAGAGGCTGGGGCACCCTCCCACTGGTTGTCCCACCAATCAGGAAGCCAGGACATGGTAGACTCTGGGGTTGCTGAAAAAGCGTCCATGAGAAGACCGGGATACCAACCCGAACCCCCAGCGTCCGTCCAACGCTTATACCGAGCAGCTCTTCCAGCTTTCGTCATATCAGTCCTCCGGTCCGTAGATTCGCTCGGAGCCGCGCTTCTTCACGCGGAAGGTCATCTCCGAGATTGTGTAGGGCACAGAACTCGAGTCCGAGGTGAACTCGAACCTCATCGTCGACCCAGTCAGCCTGAAGTCTACATGTCCCTCGTCATCGCCCGCTGCGATGGTGAACGAGCCCAGGTTCCTCCAGACCCCACCCTTGTTGGTGGAGCCCCTGACGGTGAAGGTCAGGTCGGAGGTAGCCAGATCGTTGGTTTTCAGGGCAACCCTGTAGACCGTCTTCTTGTCATCGGGGAAGTCGAAGTCGAAATCCTTGGTGGTGAAGGACGCCGAGATGTTGCCGGTCGCGTCTGCCGACAGGGTGGACTCGTACCGATACACAAGGTCGGACACCCCAACGTAGAGCTTCTTGCCAGCACCCTGGCCACCGATGGCATCCCATGAAGCGAAGACACCCATGCCGGTATCCCAGGTCTGTACCGTCAGGCCCGCAGAGGTATTGAGGGTATCCCAGGTGTACTGGGTGTACAGCTCCGCCAGCCCGATCATGGAGCAGGACACCTGATCGTAGCTCCACGCCTTTGCGATGTAGTCAAAGCTCCAGATCTTCTCGATCCCATCCGACAGGCCGGGGAACCCGAAGCACACCCGGTTGTTCGCCGGATCCGGCATGACGTAGGCTGCCCACAAGTTGCTGCAGGTCTTGATGGTTTGCTTGACAACCGGAGTGCCGATGGGCTCGAGACCTGCGTTGGACAGGTAGTAGATGTTGTCGTCACCGATGAAAAAGTGCCCTCTCAGCCAGGGAGCTACCGCCTTCATCCCGACGAGTCCGATACCCCCAGACTCGATTCTTTCGGGCACCAGTGGAAGGGTGTCCCCTGCGTACTGAGAGGGCCTGAGTAGCCAGATCGCGTCGGTCATGTAGCAGATGAGAACTGAGCCCATCGAGACCAACCTTCGGATGTACCCAGCACTGTAGGGTAGATCCAAGAAGGTCGAACTCGACGTAGCTCGATCAGTGAAGTCGGTGTGGGTAAGCGTCCGAGACCACGTGATCCTGGTGCGGTAGTCGGTTCCTGCTGAGACGATCCTGCCACACCACACCCGGTCTTTGAAGAAGGTGATGCAGGTCGGAACGAACGTCACGCTGCCAGACCACGCTCCGAACGTCGTCCCGTCAAAGCTCCGGGGAGACTTGACGCTGTCCGTCATGACAACCTTGTTGTCCACGATTGTCCAGTCAACGAAGTACGGGTTGACCGCCTTGAGGCTCTTGTACACCTTGTAGTCTAGCTTGGTCGTGTAGGTGTTGGTGGGGGGCTCATCCAAGGAGATGAGCTTGTTGCTCAGGATGTTCGCGATGACCACCATCTCGTTCAGAGAGGTGTAGCTCAGATGCACTACGTCCTTCTGACTGAGCTTAGTGTTCCACCCCGGGTTGTTGGTAGCGATCAGGTACTGTCCGGACACCCTTAGGTGAGCCGACGTTGTGAACGTATCGTACTTGGGAGTAGTGCCCGAGTTCGTCGACAGGTACACGAATCGGGCATCGATGATCATGGTGACCTGCGTCCCGTCAGTCTTCCAGAAGGTGATGATGTCCCTGACGGGGGGGTAAAGTGTGGCAGAGGACGAGTAGATCCCGAGACCGGGACGCCTCGTTAGGCCCCCGGTCCCAACGATGTAGTTCTTGGCGTCGAGAAGAGCCTCATCCGCAATCTGGTTAGAGGGCAGACTGAGGACAACCCCCTTGTTCAGGGGCCTCAGCGGTATCGAGACCGGAGTCCCAGGCGTGAAGAGGCTCTTGATGTCGCTCACGTCTTAGCCGGAATGAAGATCTTCCCGAACTGGTAGAGGATGCTCGCCGCCCCGGCATGAGAGATCCCTGAGGCGACCCAACCCTTCCAGGTCCAGGGGGAGATTACCACTGCCGAAGCCACGAACCCGAGGACCATGACGGCGACGATGTAGGACCACTTCGGCAGCTTGTCCTGGGCCACTGCCTTCACACCAAGCAGGATCCCGATGATCCCCGCCACCATGCCCACGTTGACACCAGGAAACAGGTTCAGCGCATCCATCACAGCTCCTCTCTATATGTCCGAACACCCTTCCCTACAAGTATCGGCTACAGGCCGAGGATATCCTCCATCCTGATCCTGTTCTCGTGCTTCGCCCATGTCGTCCCCGGATGCCCCTCGATGTGCAGGTGACTCTCGAAAGGTGTGGGCATTGTCTGACCAGCAAACCCCATGTACCCCACACAGTCACCCTGCTGCATCTTGCAGGGCTCAGTCCACATCGAGATGATGTATTCGTCGTTAGACTTCTTCGAGTAGAAGAACCTCGTCGGTCTCGCGGTGAAGAACGGCCCCATCAGATCCGGGTTCCCGTGCGCGTACAGGTACATCTCCCTGTGCCCCTCGCACACAAGAACGCAGCAGACCCCATAGAACTCCACCGAATAGTTCGCGAAGGGGTACGAGGACCCATTCATCCACCTGATGTTGCCCCAGTTGTTGTAGATGTTCCGATCCTTCGACACCAGGAGGATCTGGTGCCACATCGCTTCCCCGTCCTTGAGAGCCCTCCACGGAGTCCCAACAGGTCCCATGATATCCAAGGCCCCGTGGACGTGCCCACCTCGAGCCTCATCGAACCTCGAGGTGACCAGTCCGTCATCCGCCGGGAAGACTGCCTTCACGGGAACAGCCTCGGAATGAGGATTGACGCCGCCACCGGCAGGGCAGCTGCAGCTGCCAACTTCGCCATCTCTCGGGCGAACCGGCCCTTGTCCAACAGCTTGGAGATTCTCTTCCCCTGCTCGTGCTGCTGCTCTGAGATCGTCTTCATCCCAAGCTGGACAACCTCCAGCGTCTCCTTGAGTGCCATGTTCTCCTCCTCATGCAGCCTCTCATGTGACTTGAAGAATCCCCCGCCATTCCGCTCCGCCCCAAAGAGCGTCGTCTCGATCTCCCCCATCCGTTCCACCGTCCGGTTCAACTTCTCGAAAAGAACCCCGATGTCCTCCCCGTGCTTCTCGATGATCTTGTTGTTCGGGCAAGGATGTTCAGGCATGATGTTCTCCTGCTCGTATCACTATAGAGTGGCCGTCACACATTCGCCCCGCGCCCGGTCATCATCCATCCCGAGACGTAACCCATGTATATAGCTGGCGCCGCTCCGATGGTGTAGACTGCTATATCGAACTCGCCAAGGCTGTTCACCTGCACCCACGTCAAGCCCTCTGCGTGCATCCGGTACTGGTATCCATAGGTGTAGCCGGAATCATGCGGGCGCCAGTACGGGGTCGAGCAATCCACCAGTGAGTTGACCACGAGCAACCGCTTCGCTCCGATGGGGAAAGCTGTCCCCGGGGTGTACGTCACGGTGTAGTAGGTCTGTGCCACGATACCGGACGTCTTTGACCAGTACCAACTCGCTCCGCCGTTAGGACCAAGCGTCATACATGGAGCGCCGATGATAACCCACCCACTCCCGTCGCACAGCAGCGTCAGGTAGTCATTCTGATACCAGATGCCAACCGTCGTGTTCCCGTCGATCGTCTCGGCCCCGCTGCCGTCGACAGTAATCTTCCCAGCTCCGCTATCGACCTTGCGGATCGTGATGACCCGCCCCGTGTTCGAGGCTGCGGCGGGAAGGTTCACGGTGAAGGCGCTCGCACCAGTTGTCACGAGCAAGTATTCGATCCCGTCCCTCGTCGTGATGGTCGTGGGAGACGTGGACGTCGAGGAGACAACAGCCCTTCTGCCCCCCGTATTGAGCATCCTCCATCCCGCAACAAGCTCAATCTCCCTGGGATCCGAGGTCTCAGAGTTGAAGTTGAACGCCTCGAACGGGAAGGCCCCAGGGTTGACCTCCTGAACATCAGTAGAACCGGGAAGAACAGGGGGCCGAAGAGGATACTCTTTCACTCTACGGCCTCCCAGAACCTGTTCATGAAGGCTTTCGTAGAGTACCCACCTACAAATGCCATCTGGGCAGTGGCCCTCTTCCAACGAGTAAACACCTCACCAACAACAGCTGTACTGGTGGAACCGAAACTCTCGAGTTGAGTAGCTGCAGAGGTTGTGCAGACATACCTTCCCTGGCTGTTGACGAAGTAGAAATTGCTCCCACTTCTATAGAAGAAGACTCCGGAGGTGTAACTAGGAAGCACAATTTCGGAAGCGGTGTTGATGTCGTGAGCTGTCGTATCATTTTGGACAAAAAGGAGACCCATCTGGCCACCAAATGGAGTGGAACTCCCACTACCTCTAGGAGTGGTATCAACTACGAATGAGGAAAGAAGGTCCGAGTAGCTGATTCTCGTAACCTGCGCGGACCTCTTGTGAAGGAAGTGGAGATTCCCTCCATAGGCAGCAAGAGGACCCTGCTGATAGGTACTGGTCAAGCTCCAGTCTGAGGTCGTGTAATTGGAAGCGGTACGGGGAGCCCAACTAGTCGTTCCAGTTGCTGGGGTATACAGAAAGGTACTGGCCAAGTAGTTGGTGAGGCTCTTCCTAACCGTGAGCCCGCCTACTGCAACGGCGTCCAAGTCACTCCAGTCTATCGTGATGTAGGCATCGAGGTTCGTCGTGGAGTAGGTACTGTCGTAGGAACTGTCTGCGTTCGAAGACGTACCGAGAGAAGTCCATGTCCCCGACGAAACAGAGATGGCATTCACCAAGAGGGTCAGAACGCCAGCGGCAGTCCTGCCACAAACGGCCAGGAAAACTCGATCTGAGTAGACACACCCTCTCGGGGTACTCACGCTAACGAAACTGGCAGCAGAGATGTCCCAAGTCGTGATCGTCGTCCCAGTGTAGGAGGCAATGGTCACAGCAGTCGTCGTCGCCACCAAAGACACCGGCTTGTCCTCGACGAAGATCCACGTCTTGCCGGATGGGAGCGTGACCAACTGCTTCCCCATACTGTAGATAGCCCCCATCGTAGCCATCAGCCACCTACAATCGTGACCGAGAGATCCGCCCCGGCAATCGTTGACCCGACTTGGCTGATGTCCAAGGTCAGGTAGTCATCGTCAGCCAGGATCTTGTTCGTCGCATGAAAGGAAGTCACCGAGTTGGTGAAGCCAGAGATGGCTATCGTCGGCTTCGTCACTCCAGAGAAGAGGGAACTCGACCCGTTCTTGAGGAGATCAACGATCAACGTGGTTCCCGTAGGAGCCGTCCCAACTCGTATGGAAACCTTCGAGATCGTCGCAGCCCTAGAGAAGTGGATCGGAGGAACCACTGAGGACCCTGTGATCAGAACACCCTGCACAGAAGCCCTGTACATGTACTCCATACAGGCAGCAAACGCCGACCCGTTGTAGTAGTAGATGTGCCCTGTGGTACTCTTCACCCAGAGACGTCCCAGGTCGAGAGTTGCAGAGAGAGACCCACCATCCACAGAGGTTGTCGGGGCTGCGGCCTGACAGAAGGCTACTGCAGACCCTTGCCGGTGCATCCCATGGTTCGCGTTGGTGTCGGTGTAGAGGCCGATGTGTTCCCTGGCGATGCGCTCCTCCACCGCGACCTTGAATTGCCGGATGGAATCATCCCCCTGCCGGGGGTCATCGGAACCCTCAGGATCCGCCCTGAACGCACTGTCCCACGTTACGGTTATGCTCACAGGACCACCTCCACCTGTCCATCAGCTCGCTCGAAGGCCATGTCCGACTCCTCCTTGGTCCGAGCCATGAACGTCTCCAGGGACCTGTAGGTGGCATAGGCCTCCCCAGTCTCCCCGTTCTCCATCTGCCCAATCCACGTCGTTGCCAGAACCAGCGCCCAGTGCCACTGTGCCGGAATGTTCGGTACATCCCCTATGGCCGCCAGAGCAGTCGGAATCTTCATGCACTCGAGCTTGAACCAGACGTTCGCGTTCACCGGGGAGTCGAAGAAGATCTTGTTCCCAAAGGTGTAATAGGACCCAGGGTCGTCCGAGGGAGCATCGTAGGCGGAGGCAAAAGACTCACGACGCTCCGCGTAGCTCAGATCCGACCCTGAGTCCAGATTGGACAGCTTCAAACTCGCAAGCAGAACCTGCGAGGGATCCAGCGATATGTTGTACTGTACCTTCGAGGAGGTCGACGCCACGAACTCCATGAAGTCCTTGTACAGCTCAACTGTCGACGTTGCATCAGGATTGGTGGTCCAATCCTTGTGCAGCGTAGCAGTTTGTGAGGCACCTGAGTAGTCGACGATGATCCGATACTGCCCAGACCCAGTCCCTCCTGTCACCTCGATGACCCACCCGTTGTAGAAGTCATCCTCGGCCGAAACCGTGAATCCAACCGAGTTCAGGGTCACCGAGTTGGTAGACGCTGTGTTGACTACACCCGCAGTCCCAGACAGGAGAGCCGTCTCAAAGTAAGCCTCCGACTCGAGAGACGCGAACCTGACCTGCCTACCGTTCTCGAACTTCCACGACACGATCCTCTTGTAGGACTCGTTGATCCACCTCAAGAGGATCGTCCCCCCAGCTGTCGTGAAGTCTACAGCAGTTCCCGTGTAGGGATCCAGGTCCGAGGGCTCCCCCAAGTTCCGCCAGATCTGGGCAGCGATCTCTCCAGCTGTCATTTCCGACTCTCAATCTTCTTCAGGAAGAGGTCCCACTCTCCCGGCTTCGGAACGATGACCCCATACCGACCGCCCTTCTTGTACTCTGGCGTGGAGAGCCACTTCTTGAAGGAGTCAAACGTTCTCGACTCTCGAGAAGACCCCATCATGTGAAGCTCATCCCCGAAGACTGCCCACAGATACTCGAGGTTCCCAGCGTTGGCCTCGAACGGCTTGATCTGTGACAGCCAATACTCCATGGCGTTCATGAAGTTGAAGTCGCGCTTTGGCTTGTACCCGCTGTTCCTGCTGCTGTACTTGTCCCCCCCAAAGACCTTACCGACGTCGACAGGACCCTGCGTTCCCTTGCCGTAGTTCTGGTCAGACATCAGCTTCCTCTCTTCTTCGGTGCCTTCCTCTTCTTGGGAGTGACCTTCCCCCCATACTTCTTGTCCCACTTCGCCGCGACCTCGGGGTGCTTGGCGTACATGTATCGACGTTGCTTCGCGCTTCGGTACGGCATCTTCCTACCCCAGGTGAATGTCGAGTGTGCCCGAATCCATGTCCGCCACCGTCACCCCCAGGCACCACTCGTACACAGGGATGAAGATGTACTCGTTGGCGGCAGACACCTTGTGGTTTCGTATCACAGCTCCCGCAGCATTCGTTACCTGCAGCAGGTGCCCTGCCGTCGTCGCCCCGATCCAGTGCAGGTTCGTGACGTAGACCCGCTCAGTCGTCGCAGCCTCCTGCCCCGTAACCGTGATGATGTTGGCCGCAGACCTTGTAGCACTCATGATTCCTCCTACCTTCCGCCCCGTCTACCACGGGCTCCTGCTATGCTTATCGGCACGTAGTGGTTGCCCGAGAAAGTGTTCAGGATCGCCTCCAGAACATCCCACCATCCCCACGTCCCTACCGCCACGACACCCGGCAGATCCCCCCCAGCCGTGAACGCCCCCTCCGTTCCCACCGTCGTCGTGTCAGCCATCTGCCTTCTTCACTGGCAGGTCGTATGTGAGCCCTCTCTTCTCGTACTCCTTTTTGAGTCTCTCCTCATACGGAACCCTCAGAGGAGTATCTCTCGGCGGGGCAGCCTTCCTGTCAACCTCCATCCTCACCATCTCAGCCTTGATAGCCTTGATGGCCCCGAACAGTTTCCTGAGGGCTAACCCCATCCCTATGGATCCGACGACCCACCCTCCCACTACCGCCCCAACAACCCAGTACCATTCCATCCCTAGCTCCTTGTAACGGAGTCCGTCGCAATCGTCAACGTGAACAGCGTGTTCCCCGCCCGGTCCTTGTACGCATACGCATTCCCGCTCTTCGCGATGTTCCCGCTCGCCTTGGCAAGGACCTGCTTCATCGCCGTCTGCAGGTCAACCGCCCCATCGATCACGCCCGCAAGGATCTCCGCAACTGTGATGTCGTTGAGCGCCGCCAGACCCGCGTCCATCTCCGCCTTCGTCGGCGGATCGTAGTCATCGAGCCCCTTCCTTGCCGCAAGCGAGATCATGTTCGAGGCGTGTGCCGTGCTCCCCACGTCCGAGGCGAAGGTCGCGTTGTCAATCGCTGCGTCCGCAATGGCGGCCGCCGTGATCGCGTTGTTCGCGACCGCGCCCACGCTCGCGTCGATCCGGCCGCTCACGAGCGCAGCCGGCAGACGCGCCTGGATGTCCTCCGTGTCCGCCTGAATCCCATCCACCTCGGCCTGGAGCGTCGTCCCGGTGTCTACGAGGATCGCGTCGATGTCCGTCCCGATCTGCGCATCGAGGTCAAGCCCTCCCGCGTCCGAGATAGGCAATCCCCCCGCCGCGTCGGCCGCAGCCGCGGGCAGCGCCGTTCCCGCGAGTCCCCTCGTCGCCGAGTAGTTCGAGCAGGCCGACTCAAGGTTGCTGGCCTCCGTCTCCTGCGTATCCGTCCGCCCGATGGTCTTGACGTTCGCGTCCATGAACCCGGCGTCCTTGGCAGTGAAGAGCGATGCCCACGCCGCCTGCGCGAGGACCATGAACGTGCACCGAACGGGCAGACACTCGCTGTCGTCCTGCACGACCACGGTCAGCAGTCCTTCCGTATCGGAGAGCGAGGTCGTGATCGTCAGGTTGTAGTACCCGTCCGCGCTGGTGATGGCCGCCCAGGTCGCGGAAGAGATGTCGGTCACGCTTGCGGCATCGTGCTTGATGATCTCCGCCTCATCGGCCGTGCTGAGCGAGATGGCTGTCTCGGGCGTCAGCCCGTCCGTCTTGTCCACGAACGGGCCGACGACCACCTTGGTCTGCGTGTTTGCCTGGATGAAACCACAGAACGCCATCTCAGTGCTCCTTGTAGTGGTACATCGCCACCGGGATGCTCAGGCCGCCTGCGGCTGGAGTAGCGTTGAATGCCAGCAACTCCAACGCCCATGACGTGTCCGAACCCGTTGTGTCCTGTGCATCATCTGTGGTAGCCGACGTCAGTATCCGATAGAACTGGTTGATACGGCCATCGGTACCAGCGTTCACCGTAGCCGCTGCTCCAGCGATAGTCTGGTTACTGTGTGTTCTCGGGCCCGAAGCGCTCGCTCCGCACACCCAGATCGAGTTGTCGGTAGTAGACGACACGTCTGGAGTATCGAGCGCCGTGCCGTAACCCGTCGAGTTCTTGGAGTCGTTATACGTTACGGTATATCCGCTCGTCCCGTACACGCTGGCGATTATCCTGAGATACCCGTATGACGAATAGGTGATCGTACACGAGAACACGTCAGCGGCGTTGGCTGCGGTAGCGATGCAGTAGTAGTGCCGCATCGAGCTGCCGATTTGCGCCAGCTTGGTGAATGTGTTGCCCGCGGTATCCGTGACGTCTCCGAACGTAGCCGCGCTGGCACCCGATAACGCAACCGTCACCACGATCAGATTGCCGACGGAGACGTTGATTCCGGCACTCGTTGATACCGTTCTTGGCGAGTTGCCCTCCGTCTCCCCGTTCTTTGTGTCGATGAATGACAACGCCATCGGCGCGTCCTCTACGTCCCCTTGTCCTGCAAGCCCGCTGGCTTTCGCGGGGTGCCCTTGGGGCTGTACCAGAAAGGGCCGAAGGCCGGATCGGCGTCCTCCTCTACGTCACTCCACGCGAATGCGCTGTAGCTCACGTTCCCCCCGCCGTCTGTCAGGCGCACGCGCACGCCCGCTTTCCAGGTCGTGCGGTAGGGGAACACGATCAGGAGCTCCGTCGCGCTCGTCGTCCCGACGAACGTGAGTATCGCCGGGTCCTGCGGCGCCGGGACGGTCCCCGCGTAGATGAACACCTCGTAGGCAACGGTGTCCCCAGGAAGGAACGGGTTCCCGGCCGTGTCCGCCGTCACCGGGTCCCACTGGAGTGTCGCCTGGTTGCGGTAAACCACTGTCTGCCCGCAGGCCGCAAAGGCCACGAGCAGAAACGCCAACGCGAGTAGCTTTCTCACGGCACCACCTTCTTGTCCGGAATCACACTGAGGACGAACTGCACGATCCCCAGGAACAGCGCGCACGCCGTTGGCCACCATGACAGCTCGACGCCGACGACCTCCTTGAGGAACCCCGTCACCGCAGCCACGAGCCACGGAGCCAGTTTGCCAACGATCCGTTTCCAGTTCATGTGCACTCCTTGCAAAGTGAGGATGCCGCGAAGACGCGGCAGGAGGGTAGTGAAGCGAAGAGGAGGAAGGGAGAGGAGCGAGAGCTGCCGGGAGAGGGAGGAGAGGAAGAAGAGGAGGAGGAGGAGGAAGAGAGGAGGGGAGAAGAGAAGAAAGGAGAAGAGAAGAACCCAACCCCCATCCCAACCTCCATATGTCATCCCTTACCTCTGCGCTTCTGCAAAATTGAGGGGATGTCTTCCGCATCCCCACAAGCCGTTCCGTACCAACGTCCCTCGAAGGAGGTCATCTCGGATTCGCGGAACTCGAACCCGCAGATGTGGCAGTACCTCCACCGGCCTCCTCTACCCCCAGGTTCAGTCCCCTCGAGGTGATCCGTGGTCGTCACGTTGACCGGGGAGGAGGACCCCTGCGTTATGTCCGCCATGAAGGATCGGGGGAGGTTTCCCTCCCCCTACTCCTTACCGCTACGACTTGGCCGTCCGACTTGCGTCGGCCCACATGACCAGGAGAACCGCGTTCGTCGAATTAGTTCCCGACGTGTTGTTGATCGTGTTCGCCGCCGTGACGCTGAACTCGCTTGAGAGGTCGGCTACGGAGTTGACCACGATGCCTCCTGTAGAGTACCTCACCTTGATGACGCTCATGATCGCGTCACTCGTGGTGATGCCGGTGATCGTGAAGTTACCGGCGGTACTCCCCTTCACTGCGGAAAGCCGAATGTTCAGACCGTGAGGAAACCGAGTGAACGCCATAGTTTCCCCTCCTTACGCGCCCGCGTTCCCGTAGGCTCCCCTGTAGTCGAAGAAGGTCGCGGCGCACCGCATCGACACCTTGTACAGGATGTCGCCGGTCGCGAAGTCCTCAGTCTTCTTCATCTGCAGCTTGCGCCTCCACAGGTACCGGAGGTCATGGTTCGCCGGATCGAGCAGGTGGTACGCCGTGGTGCTGGTCAGGTAGTGAGAGAGCATGTACTTGAACTTGCCCTTCACCGTGTTGATCGCATTCTCGGCGGACTCCGGGTCCAGCTCGGAGAGCTGGAGTTCCCGAGCCTTCCACTCGAGACCGGGCGGGATGATGAGCAGCGAGGGCTGGCTCACGATGGGAATGCTCTTCTCGTTCTTCATCGCGGCCGCAAGGTCGTACAGACCCTGGATCGTGGTCTTGGAGAGCGCACCCGCTGTGCCCAGGTTGTCGACCGTGGTGGTCCCCGAGAGGAGATCCGGATCGAGCAGGGTGTGCGCGTTGGCGTACAGGGCCGCACTGTCGATGCCGGTGTAGGTGGACCCGGAGAAGGCGTCGTTCAGGACATCCCAGAAGACCAGCTCCCTGGTGTAGGCAGCCGACTTGCCGAGATGCTCGAAGATCTTCTTCATGTGCCCGACCATGTCGTCTTCCTGCATCTCCTCGGTGATCGCCACCGCGAGAGCCCAGACGGTGAAGTACACGGTCTTGCTGTTGCCCTGCTTGAAGGCCTCGTACTGGACGCCGCCGCCCTCGAACTTCTCCTTCAGCCGCCCGAGGCCAGACATCTGGCCTTCCTTGATGTAGTTGCCCTCGACGTTCTCGATCTTTGCGACCTTCGACCACTCCTCGGGGATCGCCGCGTAGGAGTCGAAGAAGACCTTGCGAAAGTTCTTGTCGTAGAGCTGCGAAAAACTCGTCGTGTTCATGATGCCGCCAGCCATGTTTCAGCCTCCTCCTTAGGTCGTCTGACCGTCGTACTGGGACAGCTTGAAGATGACCAGCAGGTGCGAGTAGGTGCCCGCAGTCCAGCCGGGCGCGAACCCGACGATGTTGCACTGTCCAGGTGCAGCATCTGCCATGTCCAGGGACATCACGCCGGTACCACCCTCGATGCTTCGGTAGGTACCGATCATCGTCTGGGTCGCAGACGTGGTGGTCGAGGCCTGAATCTCGAACACGTTCGTCTTGGTGGCCGGGTAGAACCGGAGCTTGGGGTATACTGCCGCAGCCCCGGTGACTGCGTGGGCAGCGACACCCGCGATGAGAGCCGAGGTGCTGAGGGCGAGACTGAGGTACCCCGTTGTGAGCCAGATCAGCGCGTCCCCAGCAGCGATGCTGACGCTGGTGTTTACCAGACCCTCGGCGAGGGTCGGATACCCACCACTGGTAGAGTACGCAAACCGAAAGCCGAATGGGCTATTCGTGTACGCCATTCTCTACCTCCTTGATCAAACTGATAGGCTCAGGCCAACGGCCCTCTGCACCTATCTTACCCGTGTCAGGCTTCCGTTCCCGACTCATCGATGATCCGGATCCCAGCTTTCTTTCGGCCACCCCTCTTGCGGTTCGCGACCTCCACTGCCTCCTTCACCTCGTCCTGATCGTTCACGGCGAGTTTGGCGTGTGACTGGTCCGACATGGCCTGGATATGTTGCTGGTAGAGCGCGTCCGGAACCTGCATGAGAACGAGGTCAACCTTGCCCTCGTCCGTCATGAGCCGGTGCTGGTCGCCAGTGAAGTCCGAGTGGGAAGCGGCGCTCGGATCGGTGACGACCGTATATCCGTAGGACTTGCGCAGCTCCACCTCGCGGGGGTCTGCCCAGTAGTTGTGCATCCCCTTCGCCGGTTTCGTCTGCATCCGCCGGTACGAGATGCCATCGAACGGGGACCGCACGTACTCGACGCGCCCACTCTTGGCACCGTCGTTCTGCTTGGCAGCCCGATCTCTGGCTCTCTTCTCACCGAGCGCCAGGAAGTAGTCCATGGCGTTCTCTCGGCTGAGTCCCCGGATCAAGTCCTCGGGAAGCTCCCTCATATCATCGGCAGAAAACTGGAATCGGACGCCTTCCTTGTCGAAGGCAACGATATCCTCATCGGGAACCTCGGAGGTTATTGTGACCCGATCCGCCTCCGTACTCTTCGCCTTGGCCATCTACTCACCTTCCTCTCTTGCTCATCATGTAGTCTTCGATGCTCAGACCCTTCCGGTCTGCCGCATCCAGGTCGCGCTGCGTGTACCGTACCACCCGTCTCCTGGTGCCCTGCCCCGGTTGGGACGCGGAGCCCTCAGCGTAGGATACCTGGGGACGGCCGGAAACCTTGGCAGGGTCGATGCCGTACTCGCGGAGCTTGCGCTCGACGATCTGCTCGGCAATCTTCTCGGCCCTCTCGGACTGGATCTCGTCCTGGTGCTTGAGGGTGACCTGCGTGTGGGCGTACTCCCAGACCTGCGGCAGGGCCTGCTGGGCGGCGGGGAGGGCACCGACGAACTCCTCGATCTCCTTCTTGTACTTCTTGAAGGTGGGAGCCTTGTCGGGATCCAACTCGATGACCTTCTTGGCGATGGTCGCCGCCCCATGGGAGGCCTGCCCGATGATGGGGGCAAGTTCCCGCTTGGCGATCTCAGCGATGAGAGCGTAGGGGTCTGCGGACGCGAAGATGCTATCGTTGATCCTCTTGCGGAAGTCTTCTTGGGACTCGCCGGGCTGGCGGTCGGGCACTGCAGGTGCAGCCTGCTGCTTGCCCGCCATCTGCTGGATCGCCTGGGCAAGCTGCGAGGAGTTGTCTGCTCGCTGCTTGAGTTCATCGAGTTCAGCCCTGGTGACCGTAGGGGTCTCGGCAGCAGCTTCGACCTGCTCCTCCCCCTCCTCGGCCATCTCGTAGTCGACCGGCTCGTCCTTGTCATCGGGCTCCTCCAGGAGGATGTCCGGTGCCTTGCTCTTAGCCATTCTTGGCCTCCTTCAGTTCTTGTCGGGCCTCCTCGAGGGTCTCGTAGATGAAACGCTCGAGACAGGCGAGGACCTCACGGTAGAACCGGATCCCTCCTTGGTGGAGCCGGATCTTGTTGGGGTCATCCTCCGATTCCAGGCGCTTGGCCCATTGGGTTCCCAGGAAGTCCAGGACCAGCTCCTTGAACGTTTCCCATCCCGGGCTGTCCGATAGCTCCTTGAGGGACTCCAGGTCCTGCACCCATCGCTCCAGGTCCTGCTCCGAGTAGCCGTCTGCCATTCAAGCCTCCTATGCTTTGTATTTGTTCGAGCATCTGATTTCTGAAGTCGACCAGCTGCTCGAGCTTTTCGTAGTTGGGCATGTACTCCTTGGTGTCGGGCTCCCCACCGAACTCGAGGATCTTCGACATGATCTTCGAGAGGCCCGCGTACACCTTGACGTTGTGATCGAACAGGTCCTGGAGCTGCGGCATCTTGGGGAGCTGCATGGCGATCTGCGTGATGGTCTGCATGAGCTGCCCAGAGAGCCCGATGTACATGTTGTAGGTCTGGATGAGCATCAGGTACCGCTGGCGCTCCATCTCGTAGGTCTCATCGACGTCGGTGGTGTTGACGGTGAAGGCCATCTTCAGCGGGATGTCCTCAACGGGCATGTCGAGGCAGTCGGGCAGGAGGAGAAGTTCCTTCTCGGAGAGTCTCCGGATGCTCCGCTCGTGGGTCAGGACGGCCTCACGGTTCCTGCAGAGTTCCATCCAGACCAGCATCCCGACCTCGGCGAAGGAGTCCTCGAGGCCCTCGGCCACGGCCTGGAAGACACCGGAGGATTGGCGGAGGCGGAGGACCTGGGATTGTGCGGAGTCACGGCTCTTGAGGGTGGAGTCGGCGAAACCACCCTGGATCTCTGGCATCCCGACGTTGCGCATGGCCATCTGGAAGTCGAGCTGCTCCGCCTGCAGGGAGGAGGGGTAGACCTCTCCAGACTGGACGGGGACCAAGTCCTCCTTAGGGTTGTCGAGCATCCAGATCTTGCCGGGCCTGACCTCCTCGCGCTGCTTACCGCCAGAGTGGCGGCGCATCGCAAACATCTTGACGGCCGCGAGGTGGGTACCGTCGATCCGGGCGTTGTGGAGGGTGTCTGCTTCCATCTGCATGTGGTAGGTCATCTGGCAGACGCCACGGCCCTCGATGGTGCCGGGCTGGTGCATGTAGATGAAGGGGACGATGGGTCTCCAACCGAGTTCGTTGTACTCCTCGCGGAGGAAGGTTCCCGAGTTGAGTTCCAGGGTGATCTTCACGTCGGCGTAGACGCCGTCATCCTCGACGTCCCAGTAGACGTAGTACTCGTGGATGTCCCAGACGCGGTTCTCGAGGATCTGGCCGCCTGCGAGGGCGGCGTTCTCCTCCTCGAACTTGAGGGGGTTGGTTCTGGCCCACTCTTCGAGGGCCTCGGAGGTGCCGGGGTTGTAGATGCCCATGCGCTCACGCTGCGTGATGACGTGCCAGGGGACGTGCGAGGTGTGCCGGATCCAGGGCATGACCTGGATTTCGTCCCAGCCCTCACGGTAGAGGCAGTCCTCGTACTGGATGGAGAGGAGGGAGGGGCCGTCGTGCTGGAAACGCTCGATGATCTCGGTCAGACCAGAGGCGTTGCGCCTCTTGAAGATCCGAGGGCGGCGCTCCCAGAGGACTTTGACGAAGGCGGTACCCAGAGAACCGGCGTCGTAGAGCAGGTACTTGTTCTTCTTCTTCAGGTCGAGGTCGTTTCGGGACTCAGCGAGCAGGTTGAGGTACTTCTCGCGCAGTGCAGCCTTCTGTTCCTCGATGTCGTCCTCCTGGTTGATCGGTTTGACGCGCCAGAAGGGCTTGAGGGAGAAGGTTGTCTTGAGGGCACCGAAGAGAGTCTTCGCATTGATGTCGGTGAGGGGCGTACAGACGTTGGAAGCGTCCTTCCAGGGGTAGTTTTTGGTCTTCTGCTTGGGAATCCCGACGCGAGTGCGCCGGTATTCGGCCACGTTCTCGAGTTTTTCGGAACGTTCGGCCTCGGCGAGCTTCGTTTCCTGCTCGACGTAGTCCAGGAAGGCTTTTCGGGCCTCCTCGTTGGGGAAAATGCTGTGCACGGGGGTCTCGTCGGGTGTGATGGGGTTGTCATCCTCGAGAACCACGCTTCCAACGACCTTGTCAGACATGAAAAACCTCTCTTTCAGTAGCCTGTGATGGGGTTACGACCCACTGCAAGGGCAAACTCTTCGTCCTGTTCTTCCTGTTCACGGGTTTCCTCAGTGGAAAGGGGTCTGGAGAGACGCTGGATGGCCATGGAGGACATGTCCAGGACGTCTTTTCGGTACCTGTTGGAGGGGAAGATCTTCTGTTCGTCGATGAAGTCACCGTAGCGGCAGTTCTTGTTGAGCCAGATGCAGCCTTGGGCGAGAGGGTTGCCGATCAGGGTTCGGATCCTGACGTCCTTGTCACCGATGGCGGGGCATCCCTGGATGTTCAGGTGGATGGATCGCTGATGACGCTCACGTTCGAGGATGCTGCGGAGGACCCGCTGGAAGGAAACTTCCTCGAAACCGACCTCCTTGTAGTACCCGTCGTACTTCTTGGACATGGCGAAGATCTCGTCACAGACTCCGTAGATGTCCCACTGACCGACGCGGAGGTCGATGAGGTAGTAGTTACCGTCTGCGTCCATCGCCCAGAACCCGATTGCGGTGCGGCAGGCCTTGGAGAGGAGGCCTTTCTCGGTTGCGGCAGGGTCGATGTAGATGCCAGCGTCACAGGAGTCGAGGAAGAAGGTCTTGGGACCGATGGGTTCTTCGCCGGGAGCGAGGATTCTGGAGATGACCCATCGCTGCTGGTCGTCCTGGTAGACTCGGCAGAAGCGGGGGGTGTAGGAGCCGAGTTCGTTGAGGCCGGTATCCTCGATGTTGTTGGCTCCCTGGGTGGCGTAGGACCAGAAGTCCTTCTCACGCCAGTCATCGAGGAACTCCTTGTTGGTGGCTTCGGGCTGGATGATGATGCCATCCTCGATGATGGAGCGGTAGTAGATGACCCAGTGGCCGTTGGGCAGCTCCTTGATGGTGTTGTCGATGTAGCCGAGGACCTTCTTGCAGTCGTCGGTGACGATCTGGGAGGGGTCGTTGGGTCCGAAGCGAGTGGCGGCATAGATGATCTGGGAGGTGTTCTGGTCGTACAGGAGGGCTCTCGTATTGGTCTGGAACCACTGCATCTTGGAGACCATGGAGACGGAGCCCTGGCGCTCGATGTTGAGGTCGTCCATGCCCGCAAGGTCGTCGATCAACTCCTTGGTGTAGTGGCCGCCCTCGGAGGCTCCGGTTGCGGCACGGGCTGTGACGGAGGGCTCGGCCCAGCGGCGGGTCCGGTTGGGCATCTCGAAGGCGTCCTCGTTCCACTTGTGGCGACGACGGGCGTGCTTGGGCAGGTCCAGGTTGGGGCACCACTCGGGGTAGGTCATCTTCATGAGGGGGTTGGAGTCGTAGTTGCGCTGGATCTGGGTCTTGAAGCCCTCGGAGCGGTTCAGGATTCCGGAGGCGATGAGGAGACGCTCGTCGGGGTCACGGAGGAGGTCCCAGGTGCCGCCGCCGTGGGTCATGATGGTCGACTTGCGGTGGTTGCGGGGGAGGATGGCGGCTCCACGGGCACCGGGGCCGAGGCAGTGGTCGGACTGACGGAAGTTGCAGATCTCCAGGTGGAGGGTGGAGTTGAGCTTGTCGTAGGGGCCGTAGGCACCACAGATGACCTTGAGGAAGAACCAGAGGTTGACGAGGCCAGCTTGGCGGATGAGAGAGTGGACCTTGCCGTTGATCTGGGGGTTGGCGGAGCGGAGTTCGCGGAGCAGGTGGACCAGGATGAGCTGGATGTCGGAGGCCTTGGTGATGGAGGGGGCGAGGGGGTGAGGCCGGATGGCGAACTTGTTTACCGAGCGCGTCTGTGCTTCCATCCCTTGCCGGTCCACTGTGCCTCAGGCGTCGTCAGGATCGGGCTCAGAAATGCTTGTAAGGAGGTCGAGAGTTTTCGTGGGGACCGCTTTGCGGGTTTTCTTGGGCTTCCGCTTGGAGGAGGTAGGGATGTCTTCAACCAGGACTCCTTTGAGTTCGATGGGTTCTGAGGTGGCAACGCCTACCTGGGAGGCAAGGGCTCCCAAGGCAGCAGAGAGCATCTCGATGGGGACGGTTCCGGAGGACTTGTCGGTGGGGGGTGGGGTGACACCGAGGCCGGTCCGGTCCCAGATGTCGGTCAGGAGGGACTTACGGAGGTCGGGGGGCGTCATGGTGTCTTCGAGCATCTCACGGGCGACCTGGATGGAGAGGTCTTGGAGGACGTAGAGGGGGGAGGGGAGAGCCTTGGGGTCTTCAGCGCCCATCGTTGTGCGTGGGGGCAGGCTGGGAGGCAGGGATGACCAGAGGCTGAACCTGGGGTTCTAGGGTGGCGAGACGGTGAGAGAGGATAGCGAGCTGGTCTTCGAGGAGGTCGACGGTGGCGGTTAGGGAGGTGAGGCGGAGGGCCCAGGCGGTGAGGAGGGCGGGGATGTCCAGGAGGATGCCACAGAGGGGGCAGGTCCAGGGGGAGCGGGTGGCGAGAGGGGGGAGGGGGGAGAGGTGAGGGCAGGTGGATTGGTCCATGGTGAGAGGATCGGAGATGTGTGGTCGGACAATGGATTGAGGGAGGGGGAGTTGAGAAAAGTTTGGAGAGCGTTACCCCCCGCGCGCGCATGGGCGTGTCCACGCGGGGGTGGGGTGGGGGCACCCGGAGGCGGCGAAGGGGTGATTGTGCGCACAAGCATTTGGCCAGCCTGGGTGCGCCTCGGCCAGCCCGGAACCCTTGCTTGACGCAAACAATCCGGGCACCGCATTGTGCAGACAATCATCAGCAAGATGCTTGCCCAGACAACACGTTGTGCGTGCAACCATCACCCCGCCCGGC